TAACAACTTGCCTTATATCAATCGCCTTGAAACAGGCACATGGAGTGACCAAGCCCCGCAGGGAATGGTCGCTATATCTATTGCAGAGGTTCAGCAAGCCATAACATTAAGGCGTGATTTATGAGTTTCTCCGACACCTATGATACGATCTTGACCCGCTTCAAGGGTCAAATGGACACGCTCCGGCCTTTGGTGCCGATAGCGTGGCCGAATATGCCGTTCGACCCGTTAGACGACTTTGACCCTGCAACCCATCAAGGGTGGGCGCGTATTGGGGTGCAGGGGGGCGAACAGCTACAGGCTTCTATCGGCGGGACGAGTAATCGCCGTTGGAGGCAGGTTGGTAATATCTTAGTTCAGGTATTTACGCCAACCGACGAGGGCGCGAATACCGCTCTGGCAATCGCCGACGATGTTGGCACGGCACTACGCGGTATAACGATTAGTGGCGTTGTATTTAAAGCGTCAAGCGTTGTCCCTGTTGGGCGCGAGGGAGACGACCCGTATTATCAAGTGAACATAAACACGCCGTTTAGATACGATCTGATGGCGTAACAACAGAGGACTAAACAATGGCAGATAGTAATCAAATACAGGTCTCCTATACGCGAGAGTCTACTTGGGGGACAACGCCATCTAACGACTTTGAGGCTTTCCCGATTACGGGCGGCGCGATGGCGTATGGCGTGGAAACGGTGCGCTCGCAGACGGTGCGCTCGGACGCACAGCTTGCCGACAGCAAGCGCGTGGGTATCTCGCCCACAGCTAATTACGATTTTGAACTGGCGGCGCGAATCTATGACGATTTCATGCGCTCGGCGGTTCGCTCGGACGCGGACTGGTCGACGAGTGCGTCGGTCTCTGCGGCCACTGATATTTCAGCGGCATCAGCAGACAACTCCTTCGGGTCATCTTCAACGGACTTTACCGCAAGCAATATAGCGAAAGGCCAGTGGGTATACGTTTCTGGATTTACAGAGACTGCAAATAATGGGTGGTTTAAAGTCACGAGCGTAGCTACAAGCAAGCTCATCGTTTCGGGCGGGTCTCTTACCACCGAATCAGCAGGGGATGCGGTTACGATTGAAGGATCCTATGTGTGGTCCGGTAGCACGGAACATAGCTACTCTCTGCAACAGCAATACCAAGACCTTACCAACCGTTACCACTTAATGACGGGTGCGCGTCTCAATGCCTTCTCACTCAATCAGACCCCGGGCGGTATTATAACTGGCTCGTTTGCGTTTGACGGAAAAAATCGCGTTCAAGCCGCGTCAAAGGCCGGAAGCGGCACGGTCAACGCCGCGCCAGCCGAGGACGTAGCAAGCGAGGTTGATGGGTTTGGTGCGCTCTGGATTGGTAGCTCGGCGGTTTCTTATGACGTTATGGAGTTGTCACTGAATATCTCGGTTCCTAATCGGCCAGCAAAGGGCTTGGGGTCTTTGGCTCGCACTCGTATGCCGCAGGGTAGCCCCGAGGTCACTGGCTCGTTCTCGGTCTACCTTGACGATACCACTTGGGCCTTGGACACCGATTGGGAAAACTTCACCAAACGGGCACTGTCGTTCTCTATCGACTTGGGCAATGACGACCGATTCTTGATAGACCTGCCGCAGGTCGCCTTGACTTCTGAGCCGGGGACTAATCCCGGGCTTGATGGCGATGTCATGCTTTCTTTTGATTTTGCCGCAGAGCCGGGCGGCTCGCATGGCGCGGGTAGCGCAGAAAAAACGATTGTTATTTCTCGCACCCAAACCTAAGCAGTAAATAAGTAACCCAGACCCTACAACAAAAATCTGGCCGGATAGGTGGGTGCGCTTCGTAGGGTGGCGCACCCACCAACCAACCCTACACAAGAGGTTTTCTTATGGATTTTGCAAAGCATTACCGAACGGACGAGACAGGCGAGGCCGAGGGCGTTTGGATTGATTGGGCCGAAGGGACGCGGCTCAAAGTCGCCCGACTCGGCAACCCTGCGTATCAAAAAAGATTTCAAGCCCTTCTCAAGCCCCATCGCCACCTGCGCGACCGTGGACTATTGCCCGAGGATGTGCAGAGCGAGATACTCAATAAGTGTATCGCTGAAACGATCCTTGTTGACTGGGAAGGCGTAGAATATGAGGGCAAAGCGTTGCCCTATTCGTCCGACAACGCTTTAAAATTAATTAGTGAGTTTAAGGATTTCCGCGAGGACATTTTGACCGTTGCCGGAGAGCAAGCGGTGTATAGGCAGACGGAGGTTGACGAGTCCTCAAAAAACTCTCCGAAGTCGTCGAGTGGCAAATCCAGTGGGGGCAACACGCCGAGCGATTAGAGCGCAAGCGCGAACGCGGCCAAGATACTGCCGCATCGCGTAAGGCTCTTGACAATCGACCACAGCCCTATGCAGATAATCTCTGGATCTTGGAAGCCTTCTATGCACTCTCGGCTGGTAGACC